AAAAACTAAGGATCTCTTAGCTAATCCTCTTCCACCCATCAAAATTGCCGATAAACCCGCCTATAGCGTGGGTGTCGCATCGGATGGTCGTACTCAACTTATGATTAATGGTGAGTTTGGTACAAGTATTCTAACGATGGACGCCAATGCCGTGGAAACTATGATACGACTACTCGAGGCTACTCTATATGACAACTAATGAGTTGAATAGGATATTGTTTGCCATGATAGGTGATTCACACCTTGTTAACGAATGGTGGAACAGTCAGAACAAAGCATTCGACTACGCCACGCCAAAAGAGATCTACGAAGAGACTCCCGATAAAGTAATCAACTACGTTATGGAACACTACCAGCGATGATCAAAGCACAAACTCTATTGAATACTACTTTACAAAGAAAGAAGAAGCGTTGGACTTCGCGAAGAAGCATAATTCTGTAGCTCTTGAGTACAAATAATTACCGCGTAGTATTTTAATTACTGTGTAGTATTTAAATAAACATGTAGTAAACGAAATAACAATGTACAATAAATCGTCTATTTGTTATAATAGATCATCAACACAGAAGGACACACATGCTGAACTCGTCATCGACACTCTACATTCGAATCGTGCCTGCCGACCGTGATCGCGGCTACGTGCTTCTCGTCTCGTGGGTCAAGCCCGTGATACAGAAGACCGCCACGCAGATCACGACGATGGGCACACCGACACGAGCAAGTCTCACCGCGGTCATCGACGCGGTCACGAAATCGTACAAGCCTCGCGAGGTCATAGACGTCACGCCTCCCGGCATCCACGCTCAGCTACGCAAGCTCTTCAACGAACCTCGGCACGTAAAATAACGGTGTACATTAAATCGCACTCGTGGTATAATTGATCTAACAAAACAAGGAAACCAAATGACAGATACACAGCGCCAGATTCAGATGTACGGGATGACCACAGAAGACATTCGCGAGCAGTACGTCGAGTCTATCACGGCTCGGATCGGCGGCATGCCGATGGTGATTGCTTCCATCCTCTCGGACTGCCAGGAAATGCTGGCGATGGGCGCCGGCGCTCACTCGGTCGAGTATGTCCGTCAGAAAATGAACATCGCGAAACACCTCCTTTTTGTCACGGCGCTCACCGAGACTGCATAAAACGGTGTACATTAAATCGTCTATTTGTTATAATTGATCTAACAAAACAAAGGAACCAAATGGAAACGATGACCCGCCAAGAAGAACTCCAGAGCATCTACTGGGACATGTACAAGGATGCCTACGGTGTTCGTCCTCGTGGTGTCGATACCTCCAACTGGACTGAGCTGGCGTTCAACAGCGAGTTCGAGTACCTTGCGACCATGATCCAAGACAACCACCAGCTGCGAGTAGCTGCTGAAGACAAGGCTGAGATTGCCTTTGAGATGCGAGTACAAACTGTGATCGCATGCGGTGCCAAGGATCGTGAGATGGCCCTCCGCTGGATCCACGAAGCTGAAGGTACCAACGGTGATGACGAGTACCTCTGCTATCTGGTGGGCCTGCCCTACCGCTACTTTGCCAAGGTTTAAGACATGTCTTACATTCAGGAAGCAATCCGTGAATGGGCTTGGATCGTAGGTGCAGAACGGCTGGACCAGCAATGGCTCCTGTCAGACTATGATTCATGGGAACGCAACCCGCACTATCGTGGTCCTGATCAAGGTCATCCCGAAGATTACTACGATCCTGATGGTCAGCCAGACGAAGCTCAGGAATGGCATGACTACGATCCTGATTGCTAAAAACGGTGTACAATAAATCGTCTATTTGTTATAATTGATCTATCAAAACAAGGAAACTAAATGCCTACCGTATCTGAACTTCACTCCATGGACCTCGACACGCTGCGAGCCATGAATAAGACCATCGTTGCTATCATCAATTCTCGAGTCAAGACCGCACAGCGATCTGCAGCTCTGGTTCTGAGGGTCGGCCAAGAGGTAGCATGGACTGGTAAAAGCGGCCTGCCAATGCACGGCACCGTGACCAAGGTCAAGATCAAGATGGTCGAAGTGAATGCTGGCCCTCACGGCCGCTGGAACGTGTCTGCCACTCTCCTGAGAGCTGCATAATGAAAGTCTACATTGTCATAGAAAAAGATGACGCCGGTGGTTTCTATTGCGTGGCAGCTTACTCGACTTACGAAAAGGCTAAAGATCATGCTGAGGATATAGCTGAGTACATGGATCTTGTCAATCGGGATGAGTGGACCTGGACGACCGAATTCGAAGACACCTGCGTGATGATTCAGGATATGACAGTAGTTGACTAAAACAGTATACTATTGTGTACAATAAATGAGCTATTTGTTATAATAGACTCATGAACAAACCAACATACACCCTCAAAAAAGCCTGCACAGAAACCAAGACCGGAGCCGAGCGGGTCGTCTGGTACATCATGGACGGCGACTTCGTGGTTGATGCCTGTGACCTCCGTCGGGATGCCAAGTACTTCTGCGACATGTGGAACGCAGCTCCTGCCTGCCAGTACAACAGCCGGACTGTGTAATAGTATACTAAAACAGTCAACTATTAGTGTACGGTAATTAGACGTTGTGGTATAATAGATCTATCAAAACCAAACAAGCAAAGTAAATGAATACAAGCATCTCCTTCGATAAAGCCTCTTCTAAGTTCGTCTGTAACATTGATGGCACTACCTTCAAGACTTCCAAGAAAGACTACATCGAGTACATGTACAAGAAAATCACTGGTGTGAAAAAGACTTTCAACGAAATCACTGGCACCATCACGGAAGTCAAGTCGGATCGCTTCTGCATCAACCAACGCTTCAGCTTTGTTGAGAAGCTCATCAACATGGTAGCTTCTGGTGTACAACCCTCGGCTGTTATCACCGGTCAAGGTGGCCTTGGCAAAACCTACACGGTCACCAAGACTCTTGTCAACGCTGGCTACAAAGATGCTTCTACACTGGCTGACTTCCAAGTTGGTCAAGTTGTTCAACGCTCAAAGTTGTTTGTGACTATCAAAGGTTACTCTACCGCTAAGGGTTTGTTCCGGACTCTCTTCGAGAACAACGGTTCGGTTATCGTGTTTGATGATTGTGACTCGGTGCTCAAAGACCCAGTTGCTCTGAACCTGCTTAAAGGTGCTCTGGACTCCTACGGCAAGCGTATCATCTCTTGGAATGCAGACATGAAGGATGAAGATCTGCCACGTAGCTTTGACTTCACTGGCAAGGTGGTGTTCATCTCTAACAAGGCTCAGAACGAAATCGATCAAGCCATCCGCTCACGTAGCATGATGATCGACCTTGCAATGACTCTGGACCAGAAGATCGATCGTATGGACTTCATTTCTAAGTCTGCCGAGTTCATGCCTGAGTACAGCATGGAAGTCAAGCAGGATGCTATGAACCTCATCCGCGAACTAAAGGATGACGCTAAGGAAATCAGCCTTCGCACTCTGATCTCGGTCTCTAAGATCCGCGCCTCTAACAAGGACTGGAAAGACTTGGCCGAATACATGTTGGTTGCTTAATTTTAAAGGAAAGAAAATGACTTCGATTTTTATTGTACGTGCCGAGGACCGTGGCGCTCCAGAGAGCATCATCTACGGAGTGTACCCCACTGTTGAGTTGGCCCAGGCTCGCATGGCAGTGTTGGAAGATTCAAGGCATGAATTCTGCCATGATTTTGTCTGGTATGACGAAGTGAAGGTTGGTCCCGCCGGTGCTGACTGTGAATGCCCTAACCGCTAAGGAAACAAAATGACCGTAGAATTTACTATTGATCGCTTGACATCCAAGCAAAAAGTCTTGGCCGACATCATCTGGAGCTTCGAAGAATTCGATCAGGTTGAGAAATTCATGGCCACACTCGGCCGCGCCGATCGGATGGAATGTGAGTCTCTCATAGAACTGATGAAGATGGCCGCTGTAGAACAATGCTACGAAGGCATCAGCGAGCTTGAAGAAGCCAAAGATGCTCTGCAGAAATACGTTAAATAAATTAAGGAAAGACTATGAACAAGACTATCGACTCCTCCACCGGCGGAACTACCACTTTCACTGCTACTGGCCTGATCCACAAGGCTGGTACCGGTGCCTACTCGGGCCGGATTGCCGAGATCGGCGTTGAATGCAAGGTCGTAGATGCGGTCAAGCGCGGCCGTGGCCGTCCTAAGTTGGTTACTTCCACCAATGGCTTCTATGACTTTTCCGCTCTCCAGCCCCAGGTCAAGCTGAAGAAGTTCAAGGGCACGGTTCGTATCGTGAAGTTCAAGTAACACGTACGTCCTTTTCGGGCTTCTCGGTGTATAGATCTGCACTGAGAGGCCCGAAATCCTTGGAGATAACGGTGTACATTAATTAGACGTTATGGTATAATTGATCTAACAAAACAAGGAAACCAAATGGACATAGTAAAGAAAGTCATCCCCAGTGTTGGCGAAGCTGGTATTGACACAGAGGCATCTCCTGGTAATGGTAGCTATTACGTACGCATATACGATGGCTCCTATGATGCTTGTGGATTTGATACTCTTGAGGAAGCGGTTGCCGAGCTCACGGATGCCGAGCTCATGGACATAGCATACGACTGGGAACTAGATCGAGGCGAGAACTTTGCCGCATAAAACGGTGTACATTAATTAGACGTTATGGTATAATTGATCTAACAAAACAAGGAAACCAAATGCTTAAGCATACAGAGATGGGGTTGTATTACGTGGTCTATGCACCCAGTTCCATCGCCGGTAGTGTAGAAATGCTCAAAGGTCCGTTTGGAACTAGTGCGGAAGCATATCATATTTTAGGTACTATGAACCTCGTTGAACGGGCCGGTACGTACATTGAAAATCCCCGTATGAAGGTTGTGAAAGTAAGTGTTGGAATTGTTGAACAACCAAAGGAATCTAAATGACTAAAATGGCCTTCTCCGAAGTCAGAGCCATCGCTCACGAGTACTCTGAACTGACCTTCAAGAGTCGCGGATCCTACTCCTATGCCTGTGGTGTCTTTGAGACCATACTTTGCCATCTAGTTGCCGACCTGCCGAAGCACAAGCAGGCCGAATTTGCCGCTATGATGAAAGCCAACCTTGATCGTGAGCTCCACAAGGTTGCTACGGAGCGCAGCGAAATGCTCGACTGCTGGAAACAACATCTGCATTTTGATCAAACTGCATAAAACGGTGTACATTAATTAGACGTTTTGTTATAATAGATCCATACCAAGGAAACAAAATGAACTTAAGCATCGGCACCAAGATCCAGTACAGCTGCCAAGCTGGCACTCTGAACGCAACCATCACGAACATCACAGTTGGTCCAACCGCTCGTAAGGGCTTTATGAACACCTGGCTTTCCCTCTACATTCCGCTGCAGGATGGCATCAGCCGAGCTCATTCTCTCCAGATTTGTGGTTCGAACGATGCTTTGGCAATGTTCAAAGTGAAAATAGTATGAAAGCAAAAATCCTGATCACTTCTCTTGAGAACATGCGATTGTTCGGAGGGAAGCTGCCCACAAAGCGTTGGGGTTACTGCGAGATTGTTCGGAATGTGACGATCGAGCCTGATCCGTATCAGGTTTATTCAGACGGCTGCTATGGCTACATCACGGTTTGTGGCGGCAGAGTTCGGGTCGTTAACAGCGGTGGTGATTCGTTTGGGCTCTATAATTAAACGGTGTACATTAATTACATCTTATGTTATAATTGATTCTAAGAAGGAAACAAAATGGATTACGAAAACATAGTAAACACTCAAGAAGGCATGGCTCGCATGCTGGGGCAGACCTTTGTCGAAGTGACTGGTTCTGTTGGTGACGGCGAGATGGTGTTTGTAACTGCAGACGGTGAGCGTTTCATGTTCGCTCACTCTCAGGATTGTTGCGAGCGTGTGGATATCGACGACATAGTCGGTGATCTGCAGGACTTGGTTGGCTCTCCGTTGCTCCAGGCTGAAGAAGTTTCAGGTGTGGCTCCTGTAGAGTTTGACGAAGGAGATCACGAATCCGTGACTTGGACGTTCTACAAGTTCGGTACTCGTAAGGGCTGGGTGGATGTACGTTGGTTGGGTGAGTCTAACGGCTACTACTCAGAGAGCGTGGATCTGTTCGTAGAGCGTGTGTGATATACCCTGATGCTAGGCAGGTCAAGGCCTAGCAGTCCTATCCCAAGGATCACTCGTGCTAGAACGCGAGGCCGATGAGCATCGTATGCCCCACCACGGGTGCCGATGGACGATTAAATTGGGAAGCAGTTGTAAGCAGTGGAAGGTTGACAGCCGGGCGCATGCCTTAAATAACGGTGTACAGTAATTAAATATTATGGTATAATAAACCCATACTAAGGAAAATATCATGGCTTACAATACTGCACACTACGACAAAGAGGCTGAATACGCCAAGAAGTCTTTGACTCAGTTGTATGCTATCCGTACTCAGTTTGAGCTGGCGGTGGTCAATCATCCCAATGGTCCAAAGATGTTCAACGAGCATCTGCAGTGGGTCAAGATGAAAATCGCAGAACGCATTGGAAAGAAATAATCATGAATCACAACACTTCACAAGAATTCTCAGAGCTTCGCATTGGTCGCATGTTTCACCTCAATGGATGCGACTATGTCAAGCAGTCAACACGCACTGCACGGATGCTCTGCAATAGCCGGATCTTCTACTTCGGTAAAACGTGGCATGTTCATGCAATTGCTTGGTAACAAAATGAACGAACAAAGAATTCGAGAACTTGCTGAACAGGCCAGCGCCCATGCCGAAGAAACTGTTCACTATTACATGGGACAATTTGATGGGCTAACGTGGGAAGCAAAGATACTAAAAGCACGAGACCTAAAGTTCGCCGAGTTGATTGTGAGAGAATGTGCCTGGATGGCCAAAGATCCAGCTCCTAGTGTTCACGATCATGATGCTTATAAATTGGGACGTAGATGTGCTGGCATTGATGTATTGAAACATTTCGGATTTGAAGAATGAACGAACGAATTCGTGAACTTGTCGAGAAGTCTTATATCTATGATAAACAGAATGATTCATCGTTCTTCAATAAGGAAAAGTTCGCCGAGTTGATTGTGAGAGAATGTGCTAGTATTGCTTCAGGTACTGCTGTGGAAAATCCGCCCAATGATTTGTTTTATGGATATAACTTAGGCGTAAACAAAACGGCAGAAAAGATTAGAGAACATTTCGGAGTTGAAGAATAATGTTATTTGCTTGTGGCTTAATTGCTGGATTTGTCATATGTTTTCTAGTGTGGGTAATATGGAATCAAATGTAAAATTTAGAATGTTTGGCTGGGTACCGAATGGCACGTACGATCATGCCGCGCATCTTGTTAGATATACTATAGTGGATGGCAATCCTGTAATTACCATCGCTAAGTTATGGGTAGATCAAGGTGGGCCTCAGGACTTAGATCAATACTACAATCAGCGGTGGGGTACATTCCCCGATTTTCCATCCAAACCAAAGAAGGACTAAAATGAAAAATGATTGGGATACACAAGAACAGTCAGATATGTTTGACGAGTTTCTCGAAGACACATCGGATTCAAGGACGCGCACCTGGACACTGTCTTATGGTTACGATGAACTAGAATGGGAAGCATTTCAGTATGGATGGAATGCAGCAAAGAAACACTTTAGAGTAGAACTATGAGTTTCTTTTGGGGATTAATATTGGGGTTTGTCATAGGCGTGTTCTATATGGCGGATCGATCAAACGTAGATAAAAGAACAGAGACAGAATGAAACTATTTTTAGACACAGAGTTTAATGGCTTTGGTGGGCGGCTTATGTCTATGGCCCTAGTACCAGAGTATGATCGGATTCGCGCATGGTATTGTGAGCTGAATATGAATGACCAGCTAGATCCGTGGGTCAGGGAGAATGTAGTACCGCATATGATTCTGGTACCTTCCAGCCGCTCACAGTTTCAGAGTAGCTTGTCTTCATATCTTTTGCAGTTTAATGAGGTTACTATTGTCGCTGACTGGCCGGATGACATACGGCACTTTTGCGAATCGTTGATTACTGGTCCAGGAGAACGTATCAGCATTCCCACCGTGATCAAGTTTGAACTGGACCTGAGCATCGAGTACGAATCCACAGTACCGCATCATGCATACCACGATGCTGTCGGTATACGGGAATACTACAGGAATATAAAATGAGCGATTATGATATGTCAGAACAGATTTTGATCGAGCAAAAAATTGCACTGCTGGAAGAATTGCTTAGTACCTTTGGTACTACAAGTTCGATGCGTGCCGATCTGAACGAAAGTCTAAAATTAGCTCGTGAGAAGCTACAAAACCTAAAATAACGGTGTACATTAAATCGTCTATTTGATATAATAGATCCATACCAACCAAGGAACTAGAATGAACGAAGATAAACTAAAAGAGTTACGTGAACGGGCCGCGCTCATCCTTAGCACCAATGCACATTGGAAATCCTGTCAGGATGGAAGCTACGAAATGGCTTTGGACTATGCTGGGTACTACACCCTTCTAGATGAAATCAATAAACTGAAATGAAACAAGACTACACACTGTATATCTACAAACGTGATGCTCGTTGCAAAACAGGTGAGCGTTTGTATTCCACCTCCGTTTGGAGAGATCGTGATCAAGCGAGTATGGACCGCGAGGTGCTAGACTTGTCACACACCTTGTATCGCGTTGGTGCAGGCAACGGATGGCGCTTTGAATATGTGCCTACAATGAAAACTGTGCGAAACTTGATGAGCGGAAAAGATGTGCAAATCCCGCATGACACTCCACGTTCATGTGATCCTTCTTCTGAAACTTATTGGAGCATGTGAAATGACTGAAGAACATAGTGATTATCTAAACGCTCTCCGAGATTCTGGAGTTACGAACATGTTTGGAGCAGGTGCTTATTTGCAGTCTCATTTTGGAATTACGCGCGCAGCTGCAAGAGCAATTCTACTGGAATGGATGAAGAGCTTTGATTAATCTAAATTTATCCGTTAGCTATCCGTTCAGTGATCGTTTTAAAATCTTAGCATCAACTTCTGGTATACTGACTAAGCATAAAGCGATTGAAGCAAACGCATATCGCACGACAACTATTATTAAATTGGCGTTGTCATACACAGTCAGAGGAGATCACGCTGGCCTGCACGCAGAATTTGGATTATTCGGGTATGAATGTGAATTGCGAATTTATGACACTCGTCACTGGGATTACAAAGCACAAAAATTCGAAGTAGCCAGCAAATAACGGTGTACATTAAATCATCTTTATGTTATAATAGATCTACAAAGGATTAAACATGAAACAATTTCTCAAAGAACTCTTCCAAGCCTCTATCGTAGCATTTTTGTTTGGCTTCCCCTTCATTCTTTATTTTTACCAGATGAAACCATGAGCAAGAAACTAGAAATTGACGGTGAAGTTGCCGATCGTATCACGTTACTGAATTTGATGGACTATCGCAAGTATCTGAAAGATGAATTGAAGGCTTTTAAGAAAGGCGCGTACTTACACGACAACGATGTTGCGGGTAACATTAAGCGCATCGAAGCTCTTACACTTATTATTCGTGATTTTACAACTGGAGATACTGAATGATTCTGATTCAATACTGGCCTCAATTTGCATACCTTGCTCTGCTCACTGTTGGTTTAGGTATGACACTACAACAACATGGTAAACCCAAGACTGGTAACGAGAGCATTTGGATTTCGCTAACAGCTTCGAGTATTGCGCTATTTTTGCTTTATATGGGAGGGTTCTTCAAGTGAACGATGTAATCTATCTTTCTAGACGTAATCTGCTTGCGCTGCTTTCTAAACTCGACCGTGCCGAGGCAGGAGAAGAAACTGCTTGTACGATTATCAAGTATCAAGCAATTAGTAATCGATATGCACAGTCTATGGACGAATGTCATGTAGTAGCTATCGAGGACGAGGAATATTATGGTGCTCAAAAGCGAAGCGCCGGTACAATGCATCCAAAAGACGGAGGTGTCTATGAATCAAATTACTCTACATAGAGACAATCTTTATACAATACTTCAATTCATAGAGAAGTATGATCAGCCTATGTCGGACTTTGTGACTGTCACAGTTGACTCTTCTTCCGGCATTGGTTCTGTTGTAACGGTCAGCATTCATGCTGTTATCAATAGCGATTCGGTTACTATCACCAAAACAATCGTGGATGAATCATCATGGTGAAAAATACAAAACGTCTTATCAAGAAAGCTGGTTTTGTTTTGTGGGGGCCTGAAACTTGGGGTCCCGGTGAAGGTGAAATTGACTGGTCCTGTGATTATAACGATGAACTTGAAAAGTACACAAAACTTTTAATTCGTAAGTGTATCAAGATCGATCGCAAAAATCCAGACGCTGCTCCAGGTGACGCCATTGCCGAGTATTTTGAAATTAAGAAATGAAAATAGCATCTGCTAATGGAGTAACGGGTTGCCTGCTTCGAGTGGGTTTTACCGAGTGGGTATTCCGCGTCTATGAAGATGATGGAAGCTTCAAAGACTATGATCTACATCACTCTGATCTGCAATTTACGATCTGTGATCCTGATGCTACCTTCTACGAAGATGGCGATATTTTAAAATTAGATCATAATCCGGAAACTCTTGGAATTGACGAATAAAATTGTACAACGATTTGCCTGTATGGTATAATAAATCTCTGTATTACATTATTGAAAGATTATATGCAAGAATGTTGCAATAATAACTGTGATCAAGGTCGAGCTTGTCCTAATCGAGTAGCAAATGATGACATAGTGGATAATCTACGTAAACGAGCTGAAATTCGTAGACAAATCTCTACCAGAAAGTCAGTTCAAGAGGGAAAACCCGATAGAATTGCAGATTTGCTTGAAGAAGCTGCTGACGTGATTGAGTCTTTGCGTAAAAAGCTTCAGAAAAGCTCATAATTCCCTATAATTCCCTATAATTAGGCTTTTCAGCCTATATGAATCAACAACTTAGACACCTCAAAGTGACGTACGTCCCTGCTCGTCAACGAGATGTATGGATACCTACTTGAGGTGTCTCATGATCACCTGACGCTGTATAAACGGCGTAATTAATTTGTAATTAATATATAATAGATCCACAACAACAAGAGGTCTACTATGAACTATACTCTAATTACTTCAATAGGTCGAGTGTATATGTTTTATGTAAAAGAAGCTGCGGAAATTTATCAGCGTGCATATGGTGGTACTTTAGTTGACAATAGCATTCTATTAAATGCTGAAAATGCTGTAAAATTGTGAAAAAAGTCTTTAAGACTTTTTTTCGCTTCTGTTTTCAATTGCTTGGAACTGTTTATTTCATAATAACTTGTTGTTTGATGGGTATTATGGGTATGATCATATATGGAATGTTTACTGAAATTGTAAAATACGTCACGCTCATATTATAAATATACGATACAATCTTAATTTCTTACTACTATGGCACTACCTGCTTCTGGATCTTCAATATCATTGGCTCAAATTCAAACTGAGTTCGGTGGATCAAATCCGATATCACTCAATGAATATTATGGTGGCACTACCAACGAAAGAAGTTATTTGCCATCTGGCTCCAGTTGGGCTTTAATACCCACTAGTGGTACTATTTCTTGTAATCAATTCTTTAGTGCTGCTGCTAGGAGAGCTGTAGGTCATGACGCTTATGCCACTGCTGTAAGTGCGTCGCTATATACTTTTGATGCTACTCATTCGAGAACAATTGGTATTATAGCTATTGGCGGCGGCGGCGGCGGAGGCGGAGGATCGTCGAGATATTATGGCTGGGGTACTGTTCAAGGTGGAGCTGGCGGCGGCGGAGGATCAATGTATGGCACAACAATAACTGTTACTCCTGGTCAACAGTTATACGTATATGTTGGTGCAGGCGGGTCGCTTGGTGGTGCTCGAGATGGACCTTATAGTGCTGGCAGCAATGGTGGGAGTGGAGGTTATTCTGGAGCCTTAAACTCTGCACAAAATGCTTGGCATGTCTTAGCATATGGTGGCGGAGGCGGGCAGGTAGCTACAGTTAATACCAGTATTAATAATCAAGCTGTGGGTGCAGCGGGAGGATCTGGCGGTGTGGGGAGCCTTATAAGTCCCGGTAATGTTGGCGCTCATGGCCCATATACAACATCCGGCAAGAGTGTTGCTACACAAGGAGGTGGCACCGGTGGCGCTGGTGTATACTTTCATACTTTTGTTAGAGCTGGTACAGGCGGCGCTGCCTCGGCCGGGGGTGGTTTAACTCACTCAAATGCAAATGCTAATTCGCCCGGCTATGGATCATTTAATTGGCACGGTTTATCCGGCCAACTGGCTGGTCCAGCAACTAGTGGTTATACTAACTCTTATTATGGTATAGGTGGCGGTGGCGGTGGCGGTGGCATAAATGTTGCTGACAACGGTGGCGGCATGCAAGGCGGCGCCGGTCAGCCTGGCGCGCTTGTAATATTTTGGTGATTACTAAATTGTAAAATATGTCATGCCTATAAATATATAACACAATCTTAATTTCTTACTACTATGACACTACCTGCTTCTGGATCTGCGATATCGTTCAGTCAATTTCAAGGTGAATTTGGTGGATCAAATCCAATATCGATTAGCGAATATTATCGCGGTACTACCGAGGCTAGTCCCATGATTGGAAGATATTATTCGCCCAACGGCGGCACATCTTGGGCTTTAATACCACTTAGTGGTACTATTGCTTGCTCTCAATTCTTTAGTAGCGCTGCTAGGAGAGCTGTAGGTCATGACGCTTATGACACTGCTAGATCTAATTTCCAATATACTTTTGATTCTAGTTATTCGGCTAGAATTGGTATTATAGCTATTGGCGGAGGCGGAGGCGGAGGTGGAGGCTCATCGAGATATTATGGCTGGGGTACTGTTCAGGGTGGAACTGGCGGAGGTGGAGGCTCAATGTATGGAGTATTGCTAGACATTACTCCTAGTGATGTCATATACGTATATGCTGGCTATGGCGGCGCCGCAGGTGGTGCTCGAGATGGACCTTATAGTAGTGGTAGCAATGGTGGAAGTGGAGGTTATTCTGGAGTCTTAAATGCTGCACGAAATGCTTGGCATGTCTTAGCATATGGAGGCGGTGGTGGTGAGGTAGCTTCAGTTAATACTGGTATTAATGTTCAAGCTGTAGGCGCCGCTGGCGGTCTGAGTGGTATCGGAGGCGCAATAAGTCCCGGTAATGTTGGCGCTCATGGCCCATATACGACAACCACCCAGGGCAAGTCTGTCGTCGTCCTTACACAAGGAGGTGGCAGCGGCGGTGCCGGTGTATACTTTGGTCCCTTTGGTAGACCTGGTGGTGGTCCAACTTGGGGAACTTTTGGTTCGAATTTAACTCACTCAAATCCAAATGCTAATTCGCCCGGCTATGGAACATTTAATTGGCACGGTTTAGCTGGTCAGCTGGCAGGTCCAGCAGCTAGTGGTTATACTAACTCTTATTATGGTATAGGTGGCGGTGGCGGTGGCGGTGGCATAAATGTTGCTGACAACAATTTAGCAATGAGTGGCGCTGCCGGTCAGCCAGGCGCGCTTGTAATATTTTGGTAATATTTTTAAATAGGATTTACAATGTATAGTTATACTTCAAAAATTATTTATGTTAATAATGAACATAAATCTATGTTAGTCGAATACACTCCAGATATCAGTACTCCAGTTTTTATGGGGTTGACTACAGATGGTATAGAGAATGCTCCAATGCATGAAAGAGTACAGTTTCAAGTCACTCTAAACATTCCATTTCCACTAGATGGTGTTGAATTGGCAGAGCATATAAAAATACACGCACCATTAATGACGTGGCAGCAACAAATTGAAAATTCTGTTAAAAAAAGAGATGTTGTATTTACAACAACACCAATTGAAGTTGGTGCTACAGTAAATATAGAGAATCAAGAATTAAAACTATTTGAAATAGATCCAGATCAAATACCAAACTGGGCAGAATTAGCAGAGTTACTTAAAAAGTAAATAATGTATTATTTAAATAATGTATTATTTTAGTAATGGAACCAACTTTGCATCTAAAATAGAAGCAATAGAATATAATTTAAAATCTAAATTACTTCCAAGATTTTATTATTTTGATGACATATATGATAAAGTAAATTGGAAAATAGAACCTCCAGAAAATTTAAGTTATTATTATCTTCAACAAGCTATACGCCTTCGTGAAAAATATGATTATATAATATTATGTTATAGTGGTGGATATGATTCAACTCATATGTTAGAAACATTTGCATTAAATAATATAAAAATAGATAAGATTATTACAGTTGGTGCTGTAAGTCAAGATTCATCTGAGAATGATGATTCCAATGCAAATGGCGAATTATATCATAATGCTATACCGTATATAAAAGAACTTGGTTTAGAATCAATATACGAAATATTTGATTATACTAAATATTTCGATAGTTCTAAAAATTTTTCAGTATCTCAATATTCGACTGATTGGACTAGTTATATGTCTGTGGGCTGTAGTCCTCATACATTTTTTTGGAAAGATCTGGAAAAATATGTAATCAATGAATCTTGGCGAGATAAAAAAACCGCACTACTTTTTGGTAGAGATAGACCAACTTATAATTTTTCTCTATATCCTCCATACGAGCGATGTTTTAATTTTGTAGATTCTATAGTAACAACTTTGGGAAATTCATTTGGTAATGAATATTGTGATAGAGTGAATTTTTATTGGGATCCATATTTCCCAGAAATCTTATTAAAACAATTACATATTCTTAATAGAATTTATACTCATTATAAAACAACTAAAAATGAATCACCAATTTATGTAAATGGAAATTTACATGAGTTAATAATGAATCGTCCAATGCATGAATTAATATATGATATAAAAAGACCTTTAATTCACAAATCGCCAAAATCAAAGAATCTTGTACTTAGTGTAAGAGATTCGTTTTTTAATAAAAAACATAATTCTGAAATATTTAATTTCTATAAAGATGGTATTAAAGCAGTACAAAATAAAATTAATTTAAATAGTATTGTTAAGCCTACACTTTCAAGAAATTATACGATAACATAATGATAACTAAAAATGATTGGTTTACATGTAAATTAGATTCAGTAGATTTTATACCGCATATACAACCATATAACTTTAATAAACTTGATTTTAATATTGCGTGTGAATATACAGCCAAAGAATTACATAAAAAGTATTCAACTATTTACGTAGCATATAGTGGAGGCCTTGATTCGGAATATATAGTAAGAACTTTTCATAGATTATCTATTCCTATAATTCCCATAATAGTTTCTTGCGGAAGCAAACATGAAAATAGTTTTGCAATTAATACGTGTTTAGAATTAAACATAGAACCAATTATAATTAATGTATCTGAAAAAGATTTGTTGATTAAGTTTTATAAATTTATATTTGAACCATTTAAAAGTATAGGGATTAATTATACTCATGCGTTTTTTGCCGCTGATTATGTATTAGCAAATAAAAGTGGCGTATTAATTACTGGAAATAATCTATTAGATGAACACGCCAATACCAATGACGATGCCAACATCAATGATTGGGATTTTACATTAGGATATTATAATTCTAAACTTACACAAATAGATTTCTTTTTATACGATATTAGTACCGCCTTTTCAATGCTTCCAAATATAGAACCCTTGGATGCGATTAGTGTACAACAATACAAGTCATACATATACAACATTCCCTTCAGAACCAAAATTAGACCACTGTTTTCTAACTATTTCAATCAAATATATAGAACAATGGTAAAAACAACTCCACAAAAATCTGCATATTTTAATAAAAAATTTACTGATAGCATTATAGATAGGTACACATGAAAAATATTATATTCTTAATTTTGTTGGTGTTTTCTTCATTTTCAGTTCTATGTAATACTATTCAACTTGTAGTGGCAGCTTCACCTGGAGGACCAGATGATACAATTGCACGAAAATTAGCATACAGAATAGAAAATAAAGATATTAATATTGTAATAATTAATAAGTCTGGTGCATCTCATTTGATTGGACATAGTTATTTTTCTCAATCAAATAACCCAATATTGTTAATATCAAACAATGTTTCGTCGCTTAAAATACCAAATATAGAAGAGATATTTAATATTGGTTATTTTTCTATGTTTGTATATGTGAACAAAGATTCCAATATAGATAGTTTAGAAGATTTAATTGCACGATCTAACAAAAAAGAAATTATTTTTGGAAATAGTGGAATTGGCACTCACAGTTATAATGCAATGGAGAGTTTGTGTACTAGTAAAATTAAGTGTTTGCCAATTAATTTTAAATCTAGCGCTGAAACTATGATATCATTGTCTGGAAATTTTATTGACGCAGCAGCGGTAGTATCCTATGGAGCAACTGCATTTTCAAATTATAAACAACTAAAAATGATACATGAAATTAAAGAACGTCATTGGTACAAATTATTTGGCAAAAATATATCTGATTCTGATAAATTGATAATAATTAATGAGTTAAATAAATTAGATTCACAATTCTATAAAAGTTTAAATATTGAAAAATCTATAAAGTAATATTGAAATGGCATTAGCTATCTTTATGATATGGACGTTATATTTGTATTTGTGGCATCGACTTGTACATAAAACTCCAGTGATCAAAAATTTTCACAGACATCACCACGTCTTCATTTTAAACAATCACACGTCTTGGAAATGGAATAATTTGTTTTTGTACAATGATGACATTATAGGAACTGTTGATCTTTGGATTACAGATGTTTTACCCACAATACTGTTTTGCTTTATTTTTGATTCGTGGTATATTTTATTATTTTATTGGTGTTGGGCTGCGTTTTTACAAGAAAGGTTAGAACATAATCAAAATGTAAATTTTATTGGATTTACATTTGGTAAATGGCACTTGGAGCATCATCGAAATCCAAGTAAAAACTTTGGGTTATTTTTTCCCATTTGGGATAAGATTTTTAAAACAGAATCTATGAAATTAAATTAATATTGAAAGTAAATATGAAAAAATTATTTGTGTGTTGTGTGTTTATGTTAGCTAGTGTTTTTGCCAATGCAGAAATACCTCAAAAAATAAAAGTGTATGTTCCGTTGTTATCAATCATGCCTTTATGTACGAGTTTAGTAGAAGAGTATAATAAAATATATAATTCGTCTGCTATAATAGTGTATAAACCCGGTGCTGGAGGACTTTTGGCACTTCAAGAAGCTATACAAGAAAAAGATTTTTTAATAGTTTGTGGCAGCGGCGCTACAGACGCAGTTTTATATAAAGTTAATGTTCCAGAAACGTTTCATAGTGTATATCAGCAAATACAAACTATTAACATTATGACTTTTACTGGCATATATTATATTACTGGAAATAATAATCAACACACAACATTAAAAGGTCTACTTAATTCTAGTACTGCTAATAAACCTATAACTATTGGATTTGAAGGACTTGGATCTAAACTTATTGCTGGTAAGATTATTGGAAAAACACCAGTTATATGGGTTCAATATAAGTCAGCAGCAGATGCAGCTTCATCACTTGTTACAAATGATTTGGATTTATTTATTGGTGGTTTCAGTCCATTGCTCGGATTAGCAGAAAATAATAAACTAAAAATACTCGGCCATATTAACGTAGATACTGCTGCTGCCAATGCTATTGGTCCAAATTTGGCCGCTGATTATCCAGAGGCTTCTGGCGTAGCAAATTTTTTAAGTATTTCATCTTTAAGGAAATATGCAAAAGAAGATTTAGAAGAAATGAATAAAAGAATTAGTGTCATTTTATCTATTAAAGAAGTAAGAGAAAACTTTGCTAAAGCTAATTATACTATGATCAATCCAATGAGTATTGAAAAAATAAATCAACATTTACTAAAATATAATAGTCTATTAATTCAGAAATAAACGTATGCAAAATGGCGTTTATCATGTAAATAATTTAACTTTTAATAATAAAGTTGATGCTCTTATATATGCAAGTACCTGTGAAAAAAACACTATTGTCCATTGGAGTTTTTATGACGAAGTGTTTTCACAAATAGATTGGAAAGTTCCTGTCACTGAGACCTTATCAGATTTATATAAGAAGCGAGCTATTCAGTTAAGAGAAAAATACGACCATTTAGTATTATCTTATAGTGGAGGTGCCGACAGCACGAATATACTACAAACATTTATTAAAAATAATATATTGCTAGACGAAATTGTAATACTTAAGCCTACTAATAATTTTGCTAATTCGCTTTGGGAAGAATGTGATATTGCAGCAATACCATATTTAAAACAATATTTAAAAAATTCTGCAACAAAAGTTCGCGTTATTAATATATCAGATTATGTTAACACTTTTTTCGAAAATAATCTAGATACAGATTATAATACACTGAATTGGTTATCACCTAGTTCTATGTATATGTCATCTCTCATTGCTCATGATGAATTTTGGAATTCACTATACATAAAAAATAAGAAAATAGCTTTTATAGTTGGTATAGATAAACCAAGAATAGAATTAGATGCTAAAGATAATTTTTCTTGTTCTTTTTTAGATAGTATGGCCGGTGTAAATCAAAATTTATCGTGGCCATTAAGTAAAGATAAACTAACTTATTCTGATGAAAATTTCACTTTTGAATATTTTTATTGGACTCCAGATGTGCCTTTATTAGTAGTAAAACAATGCCAACTGATAAAAGATGCTTGTTTGAAATTTAAACAAATTAAAAAAATTATTGCTACTAATCAACCGCAAGTTCTATTATACAGAACAGTAATAAATTATATTATATACGAAGAAGATGTGACAGCGGTGCAAACCATGTATACCAATGAAAAATATACAGTGACTAATAATTCAATTACTAATGCTCCTCATAATAAGCATTTTTTTAAAGGACAATCATCTTATATTATAGGAAGATACTCAGATATGGTATTAAACACACATAAACATATAAATTCAAGATTTTTTCAGCCAGTCTTATACAATCAGCCAAAATTTTATATTCCTGTTGCAGATAACTTTAAAACATTTTTTAACAAAGCTCTTAGTTCACAAATAGAGGATAATTTAAATCATAATAAAATTATAACTGATATTGATAAATTACCTTCTTCGTACAAAATGATCATGTCAAGAAAATATAGTTTATGATATTTTGGAAAAAAGTTGATATTAATGGTTATTTAGATTATAGAAGAGATATTTTAGTTTATCTAAATACAAATTTCAAATGGAGGATTATTGATGGAATACCCCAGTTTTGGAATCCAGTTCCATTAATAGATGTTGATACGTATTTTAGTCAATTGACTACGTCAGTCATTCAATACGGTAGTATAAAAGAAGTTTCTGTATGTTTTTTAGTAAATGACAATTCTACTTTACACATAGATCACACTTGTGGATTAAACGCTGGAGTAAAAGCACGATTAAATATTCCATTACTTAATTGTGCTGGATCAATAACTGCATTTTATAGTTATAGCGATATTGTTAAATACCCACATACTACTAATGCTGGTGGAACTAAAACGTGGAATAATTTAGCAAGACTTCACTTAACTCCAGTTACTACCATAGAACTCAACCAACCAACAATATTGCGCACTAGTGAACCACACACTGTTTTAAATAAGAATAATAAATACCCTAGAATATCACTAACTATTTCATTTGAAGAAGATGTAGTCAAATATTTGGAAAAATAAATAATTTTCCTATGTACATTAATTCGTAATTGTGGTATAATTGATCCATAACAGAAAGGATCGTGATGAGAAAGTTAGCAACAATTCGTAAAATCGACGGCCTCACTCCCATTGAAGGAGCTGATGCTATTGAGTGCGCTCACGTTGGTGGATGGAAGGTCGTAGTCAAAAAAGGTGAATACAACGCTGGTGATTTGGCTGTGTACATTGAGATCGACTCTTGGGTTCCTCACACTCTAGCTCCCTTCCTATCTAAGGGAAACTACCCACGCGTCTACAATGAAGTGGAAGGTGAACGCCTTCGCACGGTAAAACTGCGTGGTCAAGTTTCTCAAGGGTTGCTATTAAATCTTGACCACGCAATACCGGAAACACATTCGTTTGGTCCTGACGCAGATGTGTCTGAATATCTTGGCATTCAAAAGTGGGAACCTCCTCTTGAATTCATGTCTTCAGACGCTAAAGGCGCTTTCCCTTCACAGATTCCAAAGACCGATCAAGAACGTATTCAGAATCTATCTGCTGAACTTGCTCAATGGAAGACTGAAGACCTCACTTGGGAAGTAACTGAAAAGCTTGAAGGCTCTTCAATGACTGCCTATCTAATTGACGGTGAATTTGGAGTGTGTTCTCGTAACCTGAACCTAAAGCTTAATCCTGACGCTACATTTTGGAAGACTGCTATTGATGCAAAGCTTGAAGAAGCTCTGCGCAAATATGGCGACAATCTTGCAGTTCAAGGTGAACTTATCGGTGAAGGTATTCAAGGCAATATCTACAAGCTAAAGGGTACTCACTTCTACATCTACGATATCTATGACATTGCAACTGGTAAGTACTTCGTTCCCGCTGTTCGCAGATTGTTTTGCGAGATGCATCATCTAAATCACTGCCCATCATTTGCTCATAAGTTTTTCCTAGATGATATCACTATTGACGAACTTCTTGCTAAAGCTGAAGGTAAGTCTGTAATGGGGCTTATTGGCTGCGAACGCGAAGGTTTAGTATATAAATGCAACGAGAAGGAAGTTTCCTTCAAGGCAATTTCTAATCGCTATCTGTTAAAATCTAAGGATTGAAATGAAAGTCTATTTTTCTGGTTATCGCAACCACTGGTTGTCTCCATACACTATTCTTGAGAAGGTGTTCTATTGGCGTGAAATTGACTACGATGAACCCATCATTCAGAAGTGGTCTAATCGGTTAAATCCACTGTGTCAGGCTGCGCAAAAGTTTCTGGATTTTGTACATCCTAAGATTAATTATGTGAAGATTGATTACTATGATACGTGGAGTATGGATCATACACTAGCACATATTGTATTGCCTATGCTCAAACAATTAAAAGAGAAAAAACCAGGTTCACCTTTTACAGATGATGAAGATGTGCCAGAAGAACTAAAATCTACCTCAGCACCTGCCAAAGAAAATGAATGGGATACTGATGGCAATCACTTTAAACGTTGGGATTGGGTCATGGATGAAATGATCTTTGCGTTTGAATGTAAATTAGATGATTCATGGGAAGATGCATTCCGTGAAGGTGTGATTGATTGGAAGTCAGTACCATGTGCATGGGATGAAAACGGCAAACCTACATTATATAGCACAGAAGATGGACCGAATAACACCTATAAATGCGATTATGATGGGATGAAAATAGTAAATGATCGAATTCAAAATGGATTCCGCTTGTTCGGTAAGTACTATCAAGGGCTATGGGATTAATGCTTAATTGGATTTATGATGATTTTAAATCTCACTCTTTTCGTTTTTGCGTTGAGCTTTTAGCTTGGGCTATTAGCATTGGTTGTGCCATTGCTATGGCAGCAACAGTTCCTAATCCGCCGCTGCTTATCTTGTATCCCATTTGGATTACTGGTTGCGCTCTCTATGCTTGGGCTGCTTTTACTAGAAAATCGTTTAGTATGTTGGCAAACTATCTGTTATTAATAAGTATTGACACAATTGGATTGATGAGAATGTTATGAATGAATGTGTAATTTACGACTTTGAAACATTAAGTCAAGATACTCAAAGAGGTGTGGTGACATCGTTTGCTTTACTGTCGTTTAGCGAGAAGCGCTATATTAAAGATCCATATTCTTACGAAGAACTGGTGGAAAGTTGTGCTTACATTAAGTTTGACGTTGAAGAACAAGTTAAAACTTTTAAACGTACGATGAGTAAGGACACAGTTGATTGGTGGGCTGAGCAAGGTGACGAAGCTAAGAAACAAATTCGGCCTTCACCAGAAGATAAGTCTATTTACGCGCTTTATGAACTATTAATTAATAGCTGTGAGTGTCCGAAGATAAAGAAGTCTTATACTCGTGGTAATACCTTTGATCCTATGTTTCTTCAATATCTAATGGATGATACTGGGCACCAAAATCCTTTCCACTGGCGCACCATTCGTGATACACGATCTATGATTGAAGGTATGTCCTTTGGTATGGATTTAGACAATAGCTTTATGCCAGGTAATCTGGTTTCTAAGTTTCTTAAGCATAATCCATGTCATGACGTTGCAATGGACGTTATGCGCATGCAACTGCTTGCTCAAGCCATTCTAGCAAAATAACAGTGTACATTAATTCGTAATTGTGGTATAATTAACTATGAAAATAGCTCTTGCCTCTGACGTCCATCTTGAGTTTGGTCAACTCGAAATCAATAACACTGAGAACGCTGATGCGCTTATTCTATCTGGTGACATCTGTGTCGCTAAGGATTTGAATGATCGTGCCGATGTTAACATACTCGGTGAATCACACAAGTCTAATAGATACCATGCGTTTTTTCAGAAGTGCTCTGAAGAATTCAAGCATGTGATCTATATTGCCGGTAATCACGAACACTATCACGGTGACTTTGCAACGTCTATCCCGCGTATTTGTGAGAAGCTTGCCTACTTGCCTAACCTTCATTTCCTCGATAAAGAGTTTGTAACCCTTGATGACATAACTTTCGTTGGTGGTACTCTTTGGACAGATATGAACAAAGAAGATCCAAAAACGCTGTACTCGATCAAGAGTTACATGAATGATTATCAAATCATTAAAAACTCTGATCGAGTAGTAAATTTTCGTGATGAAGAAGGTAATTTTCACATCCGTCAAGCAAAGTTTTCACCAGAAGATTCTGTAGAAGATCACAAAGCAATGTTGGATTTTATCGATCATTCTACTAAGGATATTAATAAAAAGTTTGTTGTTGTGGGTCACCACTCACCTTCGAAGCTTTCCACTAAGCCTCAGTACGAAAAAGATGTAATAGTCAATGGCGCTTACTCTTCTGATTTGTCGGAGTTCATTCTTGATCGTCCACAAATCAAAGTCTGGACAC